CTATTAAAACAAAAATAGCCTGCTCAAAAATTGTTGCACCATTATTAATAAATTTTTGTAAAGAATTTCATGAATCAGTTGAACCAATTGATCAAGGCCAATTAGATGATTGGGGTTATGCTTTTAGAATGACCCGCGGATCAGATCGGGTTTTAAGCAATCATTCATCCGGCACGGCCATAGATTTAAATGCAATTAAACATCCTTTGGGCAAGTCAAATACATTTAATAAGGATCAGCGTAATACAATTAACCTACTAATAACTAAATATGGGTTATATTGGGGTGGCAATTACAAAAAGCGCAAGGATGAAATGCATTTTGAAATAGCATTAACCAAATATGAAGTTGAAAAAAGAATCATAGAGTTAGGATTAAAATGAAAATTACTACAAAACAAAAAGAAGTAATCAAGTCATATTTAAGAAGCGTTGCCGCCGCAACTGTTACTACCGCATTAGCATTAGTGGCAGATGTCAAACCTGAATATGCAATTTTGGCTGGTGCTGTTGTTGCGCCTTTAATCCGCTACCTTGATCCAAAAGATGATAAATTTGGAATCAATAGCAAATGAGCCTAAATGATTGGGCGGCATTAGCCGTATCAACTGTCACTATGATTGGTGCTTTAGTGGCTTCTGTTAGATGGCTTGTAAAACACTATTTAAGTGAGTTAAAGCCTGATAATAATGGCCGCCATAACTTAGAAGGCCGGGTTGCCCGCATAGAGGAAAAATTAGACACGCTTTATCAAATACTCATTTCCAAGAATTAAGTCAGCCTTTACCCCTACCCTATGGCCATGAAGATGTGCGTGGTTGTACCTAGTAGGGGCAGGCCTGAAAACGCTCTTAGATTGGCGCAGGCTTTTATAGATACAAATGCCGAAGCGGATCTTTATTTTGTAATTGATAATGATGATCCAAAATGGAATGAGTATGTTAAAAATGAAAATATTAAATACATACCTGCCGACAATAAAACAGGTGGTTGTGCAAATTCTCTTAATACCGGTGCAGTTCTTCTTTTGGATATTCTTAACTATCCTTTATATGATTATTTTGTTTTCATGGGTGATGATCACCTTCCTAGAACCCAAAACTGGGATAAAGCCTTTATTCAGGCGTTAAAACATAATGCTGGTATTGCTTATGGCAATGATCTGTTGCAAGGTGAAAACCTGCCAACAGCCTATGCAACTACACGAGAAGTGGTTAATGAACTTAGGGGTATGACATTCCCAGGATGCATACATTTATTTTTTGATAATTTTGTTAAACAATTAGGCATTGATTTAAAATGTTTAAAATATTTACCTGATGTGATTATTGAGCATTTACACCCAGTGGCCGGTAAGGCCGAAATGGATGAAGGTTATGCCAGGGTAAATCAGCCTAAATGGTATGAAGAAGATTTATTGACATTACAAAAGTACCTAAGATCACAAGAATATGCAGATTTGGTAAACAAACTTAGATGAATATTTTAATTACAGGATCACATGGATTTGTTGGTAGAGCCTTCAGGCGTGCATTGCCTGGCGCAAATTTAACTTTAGTTGATTTGAAGCAAGGTGTTGATTGCCGTAAATTTTTTGCATTAGAAAAAAAACAATATGATCTTGTAATTCATTTGGCCGCAGTAGTAGGTGGCCGGATGCTTATAGAGAATGAGCCGTTAGCCTTAGCGGTTGATCTAGCCATTGATGCTGAATTTGCATCCTGGGCAATGAGAACTAAACAACCCTATCTTGTTTATTTTTCATCATCAGCCGCTTATCCCATTGAACTACAAACTCTAAGTAAAAAGCGCAAGTTAAAGGAAAAGGATATAAATTTCAACAAAATAGGTAAACCGGATATGACTTATGGTTGGTCAAAATTAACCGGTGAAATGTTAATGAATTACTTGCGAGAAGAAGGCACAAAAGTACTAACCCTTAGACCATTTAGCGGTTACGGCACAGATCAAGATTTAGATTATCCATTTCCATCAATTATTGAACGCGCCATTATGAACGCCAATCCATTCAACATTTGGGGTAAGGCAACAACTACCAGGGATTTTATACACATTGATGACATAGTTGATGCGGTCATAACTATGGTTAGGAATGATTGCAATCAAACAGTGAATCTTTGTACAGGTCGGGCAACCACATTTATGGAATTGGCTCAAATGGCTTTGAAAATCCTGGGACATGAAAAGACACCTGCTAAACGGTTTAAGGTTTTGACCGATAAGCCGGCAGGTGTGGCCTATCGGGTTGGTGACCCAACAATGATGAGCGATTATTTCACGCCAAAAATAAGTCTTGAAGAAGGCGTTGAGCGTGCAATCCGCGGATTAGTATGATCTAAAATAGGTGTCTATGACTACCAAAAAACCAGGCAAATCAACTAAACGCAAACGCCGTGCGCCACGCAAGGCTGAGCAATTAAATCGCCTTGAAACTCATTACATAACATTAAATGAGATGTACCGTGCCGCCAAAGCCGCCGGATTCACATCTGAAGTTGCTTTTTGGTTGATTACTGAACCAGGTGCATCAATACCTGATTGGGTTGTAAATGATAAACCTAATCAAACTATTCCCCGGATTGATCCAACTGATGATGAAGATGAGGATGACTAATTAAGCGCGATAAATCATTTAACGCCCGCTATCTTGTAGTCAGTGACCTACAAGTACCATTTGAATTTACAGAAGCAATTACCAATTTAAAAAAATTAGTTAATACATTTAAATTTGATCTTGTTCTAAATGTTGGTGATGAGATGGATTTTAATACCATATCAAGATTTAGTGAAGGCCGTGCTGAATCTTTCATGCAAACCCTTGATGCGGATCGGACAATCTGCCAAAACATTCTTTATGATCTAAAAACTGATGTGGTATCAAGATCAAATCATTCTGATAGATTGTACAAATCCTTACAACGCATCCCAGGCTTAGCCGGATTGCCTGAATTACAATATGCCAAATTCATGAATTTTGATTCACTGGGCATTTATTACGCAAAACAGCCCTACCCAATACCTGGCACTAATTTTGTGCTGTGTCATGGAGATGAAGGCACGATTTCCAGGGCTGGCGGCGGTACGGCGTTAAACATAGCAAAAAGGTGGGGGCGTTCAACCATCACTGGCCATACGCACAGGATGGGCTACCAATGCCATTCAGAAGCCTTTAATGGCCGATTAGAGCGTGTTTTAGTAGGGGTAGAGTGTGGTCACACTTGTGACATGAAAAAGATGGCTTATTTGGGCATCAGAGGCTACGCAAACTGGCAAGCCGGGGCGGTCATTATTCATATTAAGAGGGGAAATGTGAGCGTAGAGATGATTCCATTTAATGCGGATGGCTCATTTACCGCAATGAGCAAGGCATTTGGGTGATGTAAATCACAAAACACGCCGTGCCTGGCAATTGCATTTGTCAGCCCTATAGTGTTTAATTGCATTTACAAACGCAATTGACCGGAAGGGGTTAATATGTTACTAAGTGAAGTTGAAAATTTGGCAGGAACAGATGTTGCATTACAGATTTGTGATAATGATAATTATTGCAATGATCTTAGATTGTCAAAACCAAATCCAACCAAAACTAGATTAGGTTTTTGTTCATGGTGTTGGTCATCATTAAATGCTAAGGCCAAATAATGAAAGTATTAACTGCAAGTGATGTGCGTTGGTGCGATAAATGCAATATGAAAACATGTTGGTTAAATTGCGCAATATCAATTAGACCACTAATTAGTGAATGGCGTTGTGATAGATGTTCACGACTTGGTGCAAAATAATGTTACAAATGCCTGCAACCGCAACATGTGATCAATGCAATTCTGCCATGTTTTATAGTTTAAATTTTGGTTTATATTGTCCAAAAATGTCTTGTCCGTTGTGTCCTAGATACAAAGCGGTGGCAAAACAATGAACGCCGTAGCCTACATTGAAAAAGGTTGGTGGGTACTTCCACTTAAACCACAATCTAAAGAGCCATGCAAGTTCTTACGCCACGGTTATCTTGATGCAAGTGATGATTTATTAACTATTAAGAAATGGTTTAAAGGTGATGATAATTTAAATATTGGCCTAGCCATTGCCCAATCTAATTTAGTTGTATTAGATTTTGATAAGCGCAATATTGCATCCAGGACATTATGGGAACAATACCGCCGTGTATGTGTGGCATCTAATACACATACAGTTAAAACAGATAACGGCTATCACTTCTATTACCTTGCCGATAACAACAAGCAATTTAAAGGCAAGGTAATACCAGGTATAGATATAAAACATAAAGGCTATGTTGTATTACCACCATCTATACATCCAAATGGCACTATCTATGAAGTAATCAATGATGTTGATCCGGTGCAATTACCGGCTGAATTAGAAAAGGTAATGAGTTGGAATTAGTTAAATACGATAAACAATCGGGTGCTTATGTAGATGAAAACCGTAAGCATTTTGTAAAGGCTTCTCTAATACGCCAGCACGCCAAAAAAGCAATTGGCGCAAGGCAAGTTAGAGGAAGGCTGTCAGCCAAAATGGTTGAAGCCTATTGGTTAGACAAGTTCAAGGAAGCGGTGAAATATGAACTATGAAATCTATGGTTGGTTAATGACAATCAGCCTGTTTGTCTTAGTAGCACTGTTAATAGGTGTTACCTGGATTGTGGCCGTAGAAAACGGCTATGACAAAGGCTTTAAGAGTGGCTATAAACGCGGCTCAGCCGATACAAAGCAATCAAGTGTAAAGGTGCAAAAGGTTACATTTAGTAACCACCCATCATTGCGTGAGCGACAACTTTCACAAGATAATGAATATTTAATGGACAAAGTTGTCAGCCTATGGGATAGGGAAAATAAGTAATGAACATGAATGATTATGTTGATGTGGCTGAACGCATAGCCCAACTTAAAGAAGCCTATCCTGAAGCATCACTGCAACCTTACAATCCAAATAAACCTTATGAGATTGTGCAGGTTGAAGGTAAAACCTATGTGGTTTACACAGCGGCTTGTTACCGCGATCCTCATGATGTTCGCCCTGGAGTTGCAGTTGCCTGGGAACAAATCCCAGGTAAAGGCATGACAGCCGGATCAGAGTTAATGATTTGTGAAACTTCTGCATGGGGTAGAGCGATTGTTGCGGCAATGAAAACTGCAACTAAAAGGGTTGCATCCAAACAAGAAGTAATGGCGGCTAAAGCCCGGCAATCCTGGGCTGTAACACCAAATGAATCTTTAGATAAAGATTTACTGTCTAGGCCATCAGAACCAGTAGAGCCAACTAAAGCAATCTATGGTCAGCCTGGTAGTAAGTCAGCATTGATGGAAAGAATTATGCGCCATCAATTTGTAGAAGAAAAAAAGTATGATGAAAATCCAGCACCTATGAATATTGAACAGGTAGTTGATGCATTAGCCACAGAAGTACCAGCGGTGCAATCTTGCCAGCATGGTGAGATGGTATTGCGAACTGGAATCTCAAAAGGCGGCAAGCCTTACTATGGTTATACCTGCTCAAAGGGTTGTGAAGCCAAATGGGCTGTTATGTCAAAAAATGGCAAGTGGTATTACCCGGTGACTACCAATGGGTGACATGGAGATGATTGACCCATTAGGTGTTAGAGCAACCTTTACTGACAATGGCATCAAAGTAGATTTTGTACCAATGAGTGAATGTTGTGAAATTTGTAATGATCCACGCATGTTAAATATAAATGGCGTGCGTAGATGTGCCGGATGTGGATGCATCAATCACATTGAATATGGGATTCATGAGTAACTTTGACTATCACAAGGCTATGAGGGATGGGCATGGCTACAACATTTATGTGGCTGATTTATTAGCACATTTCGGTGTACCACAGGTAGATGTACCGGAGTTCAGCATTGCTACAACCCATGATCAGATCCGGGATAAAACCCTTAATGAAAAAGATGTAATAGTTGATGGTTTAATCCTGGAAGTCAAAAGTAGTAGCCGATCATTTAAAGATGTGGATGATTTTCCGCATAATCCATTGATAGTTGATACCGTTTACGGTTTTGACAGCAAAATAATCAAGCCATTTGCCTATGTAATTATTAGCCAAATTACCCATAATCTCTTTGTAATACCGGTAGCAACAAAGTATGATTGGGGTATCCAGGAATATTATGATTCACAGAGAGATATAACTGAACGCTTTTACATGGTTCAGAAGCGGCATTGTCGGCCATTCATAGAACTTGTAGATATCCTGTTAGAGAGAGCCAATGAGCGAACCAATCAGATGCAATAAATGTGGTAACTGGGTTATGAGCGATCAATCCTGTTACATCTGTTACATATTATTAAGAAGTCAAAAAAAATTGAATTAGTGTGATCTAAATAACATCTCACATATTGAGATAGATTTAGGAGTTACGCAATGATGACTTGCAAGACCGTGCTAGGCTCTAGCCTTAGCATTTGGCTTAAAGGCCAAAAGCGCGAACCCCGGCGGGGTGAGTTCGCGTGGTGCTGGCTAATTGGGATCGCTCTATGTGTTTTCAACCCATTATCCTTTAATAAAGCGGAATCTAGTTCAAATTACAAACCTACGCATTACAAGCAATACATATTGATGACATTAAATAATATTGATCAGACTTATTGCCTAATTGATTTATATTCTAAAGAAAATAGCCAGTGGAATCCGCGGGCGCGTAATGGATCGCACTACGGCATACCGCAGGGTAAATCAAAGTGGTTATCTACTGTTGATGGAATAAAACAAATTGAATGGGGTAAAAAATATATTGGCAACAGGTATGGTTGGATAGATAAAACCAATAATGTGCCTGATGCATGTGCGGCCTGGAAGCATTTTCAAAAAAATGGTTGGCATTAGTGATTTATTGCCAGCATGTTATTAAAAACTTAAATACTGCACTGTGTCCATTCTGTGGATTACCTACACATGAAGTAGATTGGGTGCATCAAAACCAGTTAAAAGCACAATGGCATGTAGATAATCCAAATGCCAAATATGAAGGGTGGATGTCCATTTGAAAGATACAGAGAAGATAACTATTGGGGTTACATCACCAGGTTATGTAGTTACAGATTTTATGACCAGTATTTTGGATGTTGCAAGATCACAGAAGCAATTAGGTCAGTTCATTAGCCTTCAAGGCTCAGGTGTAATTAGTAGATTACGCAATCAAATTGTTGCCACATTCCTAGAAAAAACAACAGATGATTGGCTATTGCAGATAGATACTGATCAGAGATTTACCGTAGATCATTTCAAGAAGTTAGTTAGTGCCGCTGATAAGGATGAACGGCCTATTGTGTCCGGTGTTGTTCATGGTGGTTGGGATGTGGGAGAGTTATATCTAGAACCAGTGCCATGTATATTTAAATTGGGTAGCGATAATGGATTGTATGCACTTCATGATTATGAAGAAAATTCTATTGTTGAAATAGATGCATGTGGTACTGGTGCAATTTTGGTACATAGATCAGTATTTGAAAGATTTGTGCAGGAAGCCGATCAAGTGCATCAAGGTAATAAATGG